TTTTCATAAATGTTCACAGCCGGAGGGAATGGTCCTTGATATGCAGCGACTCGAGGAGCCCAAGGGAGAGGCTCCTCTCCACTGACGAGTGGGATATCCATGAATCTAACTATAGACTTCCCGACAACAGACACTCCAGCATTATTGTTCGATCCTGCACCAGACACAAGAGCATCATAGATCGTAGTATCGATACCCTCAGCATTCATGTTGAGAGTTTCACCTTTTTGAACGCCAGTGATTCTGAATGAAAGCTGTCGACCACCGATTGTCAGTATCACACCGTCACCAGGATCAAATGCGATCTCGCTTGGCGGAAGAGCGAACTCCAAGGTCTCACGAGCAGCCCATGTTTCTTGAATGACGACTGCTGACAGAATAGCTACAATGGTTTCTGGGAGAACAAGAGGGAATCTCAGTTCTATGACGACAGAGCTTGTCGTAGTCTGTCTTTGAGTTCCAACTGTTCCTACCTGATAGTCTTTCTGCTCATCCATGTAGGACAAGATCGACTTCGCTGGAAGCTCTGTTTCCTGGGCTCGGTTCAGCTGATAGCCAGAAGGATTTTCTCTGGTTGAGATGAAATCCTGGATATCTACAGGCGAGAAAGGAGTGTTAGCTCGCAGAAGAAATTTGATCTTACCTTGTGATTCAAAGCCGTCAAACAGGTATGCGCTGAAAAGAGGATTGAGTGCCTCACGAGGAGACATGATGCTGTCGATTGGGTATCCTCGAACTATTGTGTTCGAGCCAACAAGACCGGAAACATCAATGTCTGCGTCAGTGAAACCGACCCACCCACAGATAATCTTCACAAGCTCTCCGAGAGGAACAACACCAACTCGACCGTTCAGCCAGTGACCGAGTTGCCAGTTCTCACCATCGCTCCAGAAGTCTGTCCGATATGGGAAAGCAGGGAACGGTCTAGCATCCCATGTCCAAGCATACATGTCAGATGGATCGATCATCTTCACGCTGCCGATTGTAGGAGCGTTGTCTCTCCAATACAGAATGAGAGCTTCATAATATGCTCGTTGAAGCGTGTCGTCTCTTTGCCCAGAGGAGAAGTATGGTAGAAAACTCTCAGAAGACTTTGGATCATAGAAAACGTTCGGCTGATTAGTTCCTTTGTCTACGGCAGGACTACCATATTCAGAGAACACGATCTTCTTCAATCCTGCAGTCCATGAAGTCGGAGATCCGCTTTGAACACCACCAGGACGATTAAAGTGTTGATTGCTCCACCAAGAACGAAAATCTTTCTGCCTGAAGACCCAAGGCTTCCCATGAGCTCCGTCGGTGATAGCAGTTCGCACTTGATTAGTGCGGTTGCTATCATTGAGATAAAAGTAATCGTATCCCTCACCACCTTCAATCTGACCTTGAAGATAGTTCTTATCATAGATGCTTGTGGATTTAGGATTCCCGTAGACATCGTTCCCAGAACCGTAATCACTATGGCTTACACCGTCACGCCAATCAGAAACTGGGACATAATTGTCGATAGCGACGTAAGCGCAGTTAGGATTCGTCCAGAGAGGATCCATGTTGAAGAATACGTCATTTGTTCCATCGGTAGGACGATGTGAATGATATTCACTCCAGTCAGCCGCATAGCTCACTCGAACACTTGATAGTCCAGCAGCATTGAAGATTGCTTTCACATCATTTATCAGATCGCTGAACTTGGTCACACCTGGATAAACACCAGTTCCGTTGCGACGAGTCTGTGTGATGCCTCTCATCTCGGTTCCAACATAGAAACCATAGCCACGACTCTTAACTGTGAGAGTATTAATCGCAGCAGCGAACAGATGAGCGTAATGAAGAATCATTCTTCTGTAACCTCTGTCACTGGGAGAGCCAGTGTAAGTCACAGTAGTTCCTGATACGCTGAAATTACCAGCGGTTACGCTTCCGAAGAAAGCATCAATCTCAGTCTGAGCAGTCGCTGTCTTATCAACAGTTGCTGGATTGCTCGTCGTTATGCGTCCTCTCCAAGGATACACAGACTGTTCAGCTCCACCATAAGGATCAGGAAGACCATTACCAGCAGGGATGTCCATGAGTAAGAACGGATAGAATAGAACATCTATTCCTTGACCGTCACACAGATATTGAATCGCTTCAACAACAGAATGATCAGAAGGTGTCCCACCGAAAGCAGGGCGATTTTCACCATTGACATTTATCTGGCTAACCTGATTTGCAGTAGAGCGGTTCAGACCACCAACGTTCCAGTCAATCGGTTGAAGAACTTTGTTTTGTTTGATTTCTACCCTTGGTTCAATCTTACAATTATTCATGCGAAGATCGTTACCGAACCACGAGATAACGAGGTTCATCCGTTTCGCGTTAGGCATTTGAGAGACAAGATCCTCAACAGAGAGTTCAATGTCAGTCTCATCAGCTTTCAAATGAATGTTCTCAGCAATAGCATTGCCGAAACCATCATCTTTTATCGAAGGTGTGGTAGAATAAGCAACCTCACCAGTTGCAGGAATCATGTTTACCGCTTGGATAAGGTTTTCCATGATGTCTGCACTAGGATTATTGATTGGAACAATAATCTCAGCTGTGATCTGAGGAATACGATTACCAAACTTCTCAAGTTCCAAATTCTCAAAAACGATATAAGAAATCCCTCGATAAGCAGAGACGTTATTGGCTCCTTCAACTGCTACTATTTTCGGGTCTTTACCCTGAGTCTGGCTTCCAGGGTAGAATCTGTAAGTCACACCGTTCGTGTCAAACAGTTTATTATCGATCCAGATACGACCGATACGACAACGATCATTGCCTTCACTGAAGGCAAAAGCGCACGAAATTGAATAAGTGTAGGTCGTCGTGGTGACAGTGGATTTCTTTCCACCACCACCTTTCCCACCGACTTTTTCAGTGGAAGTGTTTTTCGTTTCTTTGAAATTTGTTGTCCAAATCAGATTACCACCTATACGAGCTCTCCCGTATAGACGTTTAATCGGTTGACCTTCAGAAGAGGTCGAAACCTGCATTTCGGTAAGACGAGGACCTTCGCTCTGCTGATTCTGACTGACACCAAAAAGTCTATTATCAATGAACGATCCAACAGCAGCAGCCGCAAGATTAGCAGCGAACAACGTGAATCCGGAAAGCCCAGCGGAGGCGACAGCAGCTGTCAAGAGGAGAGTAGCCATCAACGGACTCCCTTAAACTTGAAGACACCGACGAGCTTTTTCTCCCACCATTCAGTGATTTCATCTTCACGAACTTGATGATCTGAATAAGCATGAATCATCAACTTCGGCCCAGAAACGATTGAACAGTGTTTGACAGCCATGTCACGACGCATCCTGAAGAGTAGTAGGTCACCCTCCTTGGGCTCTTTGACCTCAATGAAATACTTCTTTGCGACAGCCATCAGAGGATCGTCTACTCGATGGTCACCCCATGAAGGAGAATAATTCGGCAACTCCTCTGGGTTCTCAGACCCATAGAATTCACGCCATATTCCGCGAAGAAGGCCGAGACAATCACAGCCCTGACCCTTCACCGATTCTTGATGATGGTAAGGAGTGCCGATCCAGCTTTTTGCAATTTCAACTATTTCTTGACGCTTAGTCATTGAAGATGCTCTCCCCACTCTGACTGCCATCACGATTAGCATATCTGGTGATGTAGTCTGACCCTGGAATGAGATTAAACCCTTGAAAGTTCGTCGTATTAGCGAATTTAGAATTGCAAGTCGCAATTGACTTGTCACAGCCAGCGACCACTTGCACACTGTCACTCACACCGATTGGAAAAGGAGGGCGTTCCCAGAGAACGACGACATTACTGGAATGAGCTTTAATTTCAAAACGAAGACCAGCGTTACTACCAGTCTGAAATTCAAGGACACCTTGAGTATAGAAATTCGCTTGCCCACTATTCGCCAATCCAGATAGCGTCATGCGACGATTATCTTCTACCGAACTGACAGTCGCAATATCAGTGAAAGCCGCAAGGTTCTTCTTGCAACGGCTATCACCGAGAATGGCGTCACAAGTCCGTTGATAACTGCGTCCAGTTCTTTGTTGAAGTCTGTTTGTCTGTGATCGAAGTTCAGCACTGAAAGCATACTCACCACGCTTCACCTGACCGATGTTTCCCTTGCTGAGCAAAACACGTTGAGCGACGTCATTGAAATTGACCCAATACAGTTCGACGAGAGCGTCGTCATAACGACCCGCTGCAAGATCATCTTCATTGATAGTGTCGTCGCTGAGAGCTCCCTCAGCATTCAGGTTATCTACCGATAGCCCAATGGAGGATTCAATCTGAGAAGCAGTGAAGCCACTGGCAGCTTTGTAAGTGACAGAAGCAAAAGTGAGATCGACGTCATGCTCAGTGAAGCCCTGTATCAGTCCGTCAGAACGTGTGACTTTCCAGCAATGAACCATCGTGGTTTCACCCTGATCAAGGAAAGTCTGAAGTCCAGCAGGAAGAGCTTTCATACCCGAATCTCCAAGATGTCAATGTCGGGAATAGCACCAGCGTTGAATTGCTCAACGTTGATCATGATTTGATCGATATCAAAACGAACCGGAACATCAAATTCAAAACCAGCAGTCACAGAAACACCAGCTCCTGGAGCAGAGAGGAAAGTTATAATCCCAGTCGTCGTGTTCACGGTATAGTGTGTTATCTCTGTTCGAACAACTCCGTTCAGAGCGATCTTAACGCTTCCAGCAACCGGCTTCTTGATAATCCGAGTGTAAGATCCACCAGCGTCGAAGTATGTCTTAACCAACTGAAATTGAGTCGTAGTCCCATCACCAACACCGATCTGAATGTCAGTTGCTGTTGTCGCTGTTATAGGATCTTTTGACTTGTAATCAGCCCAGTCTTTCCAGCGAAAACCATGCAATTTCCCACGACGAGCTTCAAAGAACTCAATTGTCTCATACAGATCCTTAAGATCTTGCAAACCAAGACCAGCATTATAGCTACGACGAGAATGCTGCCAGATGCTGTTCCGTTGCTCGAACCCAGATCGCAAAGTCACAACGTCAGTCATCCGACGCGGACCACCGGAAGAACCTTTGGAGATACCTGTGGGGAATTGAACTTCGTGAAAAGCCATCACATATTCCTTTGTCCGCGACCGATCATACGAGCAGCCTTAGCAGAGAGCTGAGACTCACTAGCACGGAAACTTGCTACATCAGGAGTTGTGATATTGAAGTTCACAATCGTCTGGTTTGAAGCTCCACCGTTTCTACCACTTTGTCCACGAGGGGTGACCGAAACCTCTTCTCCATCTTGAGCGCGGAAAGCGACCAGTCTGTTATCATTCCCACCATTAGGCAGAGGAGCGATGCCAGTGTTTGGACCGACAGTGAATGAACCACCAGTTTGAAGACCAAATAGGCTCTTGAAACCAGAGAACAGAGAACCGAATATATTCCCGCCAGCCTGACCTCCAGCCCCTCCTCCAATCCCCGAGCCACCGAAGAGTTGTTGGAACGCTTGAGAAACAACGAGCTGAATGATCATTTTATTGATAGAGCGGATTAGAGAGCCGAAGTCAGCTTCACCATCAACCACAAGATCAGCAATCGCCGACGACATGCCATCAAATGCAGTCGTGATGATATTTTCCATCTGAGTGGCATAGTCGCCAGTCTTCTGAAGGATCTTTAAGAACCCTCGCTCCATACCAGAAGCCATGTCAGTTTGAGAGTTGAGGAATTCTATACGAGCCTTGATCACCTCATTCGTAAATTCAGCTTGATTGATCTTGCCAGCTTTAAGGAGCTCATTGAGGGCACGAAGAGTCAATTCATATTCGTAGGCAGGGCCACGAACAGATTGGTAAATCTCAGCGGCTTTCTTTAAGGTCTCGTTCTCGTTGAGAATTTCCATAACCAGAGCACGTTCGGTCTCAGTCAACTTCCGTTTGAGTTCTTCTTCAACTTTGATGATTGCCTGTAGTTTCTCACGCTCAGCAGCATTCACACGAAGCAATTCATTCTGAAGAGTGAGCTCTTGAACAATCTGTTCAAAAGTCTTTCCACCACCACTTCCACTTCCAGCAGCCCCTGGAGTCGTTCCAGCAGTTCCTGGTTTATTGAGATCAGCATTCGTGCGAGCCAGCCTCTCTTGGGCAACCTGACGAGCACGAGCAAGAACTGCACTCCAAGCATTGCCGATATAATCGGTGTTTAGAGACCTACCAAATTCTTCACTGAAAATCTGACCGACTTCAGAAGCAGCACCAGACAACTCCTGACGATATTGGCTGAGATCAACTTTTCCAATCAAGTTAGCGAACGGGTTCTCTTTGCCGACTGCGACAGCGGCCTGACCAATAAAGTCAAGCAGACCTTGGATTGCGGCGAGGATACCATTGATCCCAGTCTCAATGACAGTTATCAATCCATTGATTGCCATCTTGCCAACGTCCATCAAAGCAGCGGGAAGAATATCC